CGGTATGGCCGACCCCAGATTCAGCAACCACGTACCAGTTTGTTTACTGGCGGCTGCGTCGCGTGCAAGATGCGGGTAGTGGCGGCACCAAGACGATGGATGTGCCGTTCAGATTTGTGCCATGTTTGGTGGCAGGGCTGTCGTATTATCTGGCGCTGAAGGTGCCGGGAGCGATGGATAGACTCACTGTCCTGAAGCAGCAGTACGATGAGGCGTGGGAGTTGGCATCAAGCGAAGACCGTGAGAAGGCGGCAGATCGTCTGGTGCCGCGTCAGCAGTACATTACTGGTGGTGTCTGATGGGAAATAGGTTTGCCTCTGGTAAACATGCGATTGCGGAGTGTGACCGCTGCGGACAGAGATACAAGCTCAAGGAGTTACGTAAGCAGGTAGTCAAGACCAAGGTCTATAACCTGCTGGTGTGTCCGTCATGTTGGGACCCGGATCAGCCGCAGTTGCAGTTGGGTATGTATCCGGTAGATGATCCGCAGGCGTTGCGTGACCCACGTAAGGACTTGAGCTACTACCAGTCAGGAGCCACAGGATTACAGTTGACAGTAACACCCGGCACCGCAGTAGACTCGGATGGTGTACCGGCAGAAGGTAGCCGAATCATTCAGTGGGGTTGGGCACCAGTAGGCGGGTCAAGAGCAAACGACGCAGGGTTAACGCCAAATGCTTTAACGTCAACTGCTCAGATTGGCAGTGTAACAATTAGCTAGGAGTAAGCATGGACAAGAAGTCAATGAAGGCGGTAGCCGACAAAGCAGTCAAAGGACACGAGAAGCGTATGCACGGAGCCAAGAAAATGGCGAAGGGCGGCGTGACCAATGAGATGCTAAAGAGCATGGGTCGCAACATGGCGCGAGTGAAGAACCAAGGAGGCAAGTAATGGAGAAGATCAAACCGGCACCACAAAAGGCCGAGGTCAAAACCCAGAACGGCGCTGACTACATGAATGAGATGAACGTAGCTGCGGGTATCAGCAAAGGCAACTTCAAGGCACCCAAGACTACCGGCATCAAGATTCGTGGTACCGGCGCGGCCACCAAAGGCACAATGGCACGAGGCCCGATGGGTTGAGGTGAACCGTGACTTATAACGAGCTGTTCATTGCGGTCAAGAATTACCTGCAAAACGATTTTCCCACGAATACGTGGACGGACGTAGCAGGGACTGGCACAACCACGTCTGATGGTACGAGCCAGATTAACTTCTTCATCCAGCAGGCCGAAGAGCGCGTCTATAACACGGTGCAGATTCCTGCACTTCGCAAGAACGTCACGGGTGTAACCACAAACGGTAACAAGTATTTGTCTTGCCCGTCTGACTTCCTGTCCGTCTTCTCGATGGCAGTCATTGATGGCGATAACAACTACGAGTACCTGCTGAACAAGGATGTGAACTTCATCCGCGCAGCGTATCCAAACCCGAACGACGAAGGGCTACCACGTTACTACGCGCTGTTTGGTCCGACTGTGACGAGCAACGTCATTACAGATGAATTGAGTTTCATCCTTGGTCCGACACCAGATGCTGCGTATGACGTAGAGTTGCACTATTACTACTACCCTGAATCAATTACGGTGGCTGCTGATGGGCGCACATGGCTGGGCGACAACTACTCGCCGGTGCTGCTGTACGGTACGATGCTTGAAGCCTATATCTTCTTGAAAGGCGAGACCGACATGATGGCGGCGTACAAAGCTAAGTACGACGAGGCGCTTGGTCAACTCAATCGTCTGGGTACAGGTCTGGAGCGTGGCGATGCGTACCGTGACGGTCAGGCGAAGATTAAGGTTAGCCCATGATCGAGCAAGGACTGACAAACAGTTTCAAACAGGAGATGCTCCAATCGGGGCAGAACCTGTTGACCGATACGTTGAAGATGGCGTTGTACACAGCGTTTGCCGATATTGGTCCGCTGACAACGGTATACACAGACACTAACGAAATTACGGGTACTGGCTATACAGCAGGCGGCGTTCAAGTGACAGGCGCAACACTCGGCACTGAAACTACAGGGCCTGCGGCTGGTACGGTGTATGTGAACTTCGACAATGTGTCGTGGCCGGGAGCTAACTTCACAGCGCGTGGTGCCTTGATCTATAACGTGACGCAGGGCAACGCGTCGGTAGCAGTGCTGGACTTTGGTTCGGACAAAATATTTACTTCAACCAGCAATACCGTCACTATGCCTGCGAATACGGCAACGACGGCGTTAATTCGTTTTCCTTGAGAGGTCATTATGCCTATCGCAAAATCGCAAATGGGTGAAACTGTTCAGGCAGGCGTAGGCAAGTCTGCGCAAGAGCGCGAGCACGGCAGTTTCGGTGGTGTGTTTAACGTGCAGTGCTTTGACGCTGACGGCAACCTGAAGTGGGAAGACAAATTCCATAACCTCGTTGTAAATGAAGGTCTGCAAGACCTGAACAATAAGTACTTCAAGGGCGTGACTTACAGCGCGGCTTGGTATCTGGGTCTGATTACAGGTCCGGGTTCGGGTACGGCATTCGCTGCTGGCGATACGCTTGCATCCCATATTGGTTGGACTGAGTTCACCGATTACTCTGGCAACCGCAAGGCTGTGACGTTTGGTACGCCTACGCTGGCTGATCCGTCAGTTATTAGTAACTCCGCGTCGCCATCGCAGTTCGTAATTTCTGGTGGTGGCGGCACGGTTGCTGGTGCGTTCTTGGCTTCGGTAGCGACGGGTACATCAGGCATCTTATTCTCGGAAGGCGACTTCACCGGCGGTGACAAGATTGTGGCTTCGGGCGATACGGTCAACGTGACCTACACATTCAACGCAGACGCAGCATAAAGAGGGCGATATGGCGACGTTCAAAAAAGGTGACGTAGTAAAGACCGCAGGCGTGGTACCACAAGGCCCGGTTGAAGCCATGCGTATGGATGAGGATGGCAACGTGCAGTATTTGATTTCATGGACTGATGCGGACGAAGTTACACAGTCGCGCTGGTTTGATGAGGCACAACTGACCGCAGCATAAAAGGTTAAGGGCGCATGTTTGGCATAACAACCTTCGCACAAGCGCCCTTTTCCACACTGGGCGGTAATACGTTTGCGGTTTCTGTTTCAGAGACTGTCAGCGTAAGTGATACAGAAGCGGCGACGGTTGCATTTGCTGGTGCGATAGACGAGACGGTTACGTGCAGTGATGCAGTTGTAGCGCAGTTTGACGTACTAGCTGCGGTAAGCGAAACAGTAGTAGCAAGCGATACCAACGCTGCGGTTTACACAACAGACCAGAGTATTAATGAAACGGTCGGTGTAAGCAGTGTTGAAGCAGCGCAGGTAGATTTTGTTGTAGCTGTAAGCGAGACAGCAAGCGGTAGTAATACACAGGCGGCGCAGGTAGATTTTGCTGGTGCCATAAGTGAGACGGTAACAGGGTCGGATAGTCAGGCAGCGCAGCTTGTGTTTGTGGCGGCTGTGTCTGAGACGGCGACAGGTAGTGATGCGGTTAGCGCGGTCTACACCACGAACCAGAATGTTAGCGAAACAGTCAGGGCAAGTGGCAGCGCAGCAGCACAAGTTGATTTTGTCGTGTCGGTAAGCGAGGCAGCAAGCGGCAGTGCTATTGAAGCAGCACAGACGGATTTTTCGGTATCGGTTGATGAAACGGTAACGGTAAACGACCCTGATTACATAATTTCGCTGGTGTTGTTTGTTACTCAGGACGAGACGATAGAAGTATCCAGCAGTGAAGATGCGCAGCTTGAGTTCACAACGGCGGTAGACGAAACGGTAGCTGGGTCAAGCACAGAGGCGGCGCAGGTAGATTTTGCTGTGGCGGTTGATGAGTCGGTAGGGGTTGTAGATACCGATGCAGCGGCAGCAAGCTTCATAGTCTCGGTGCAAGAGCAGGTCAACTTTGCGGCGGTATTCTTCGCTCGACTGCTGTGGGAGTTGATACCTGATGACCAGATACCAAATTGGCAAAACATTAATAGTAACGTAGCAGGTGGGTGGGGGCTGATTGATACGGAGCAACCCGATAACTGGCAGGCAATAAACAGCAACACGTCGCCAAGTTGGGATGAGATTGATACCGACCCCGGTACCAACTGGAACAAAATTAACACGGTGTAAACGATGCCACTTGTAGTCGCAGATAGGGTAAAGGAAACATCGACAACCGCTGGCACGGGTACGCTGACGTTGGCGGGTGCATCGGCTGGGTTCCAGTCTTTTGCTGTTATTGGCAACGGCAATACGACCTACTACACTATCGTTGATTCGGTAGCGAATACGTGGGAAGTCGGTATCGGTACCTACACGGCTTCTGGTACGACGCTGTCTCGGGATACGGTGCTGTCAAACTCGTCTGGTACGACAACCCAAATTAACTTTGCTGGTAATAGTAAAGACGTATTTGTAACTTACCCGGCAAGCAAGTCGGTGTATGAGGATGAGGCTCAAGCTGTATATGCTGGGGGTGGTACCGGAGCAATTTACCTGAACTCAAATTCAATAACGGTAAACACTACAGTGCCTGCTAACTATAACGGCATGAGCGCGGGTACGATAACAGTGGCAAATGGCATTACGGTGACGGTGGCGAATGGCTCCCGATGGGTGGTTGTGTAAGGATAAATCATGGCGACTACGTACAACAATAACCTGCGGATTGCCGAGATTGGCACGGGCGATCAGGCGGGCGTGTGGGGTAATACCACTAACTACAACTTAGCAACACTGCTAACGGAAGCAATTACTGGCGTTATCTCGGTAACGATCTCTGGCAATCAGGCGCTCAGTGCGTTGGATGGTGTAACGGATCAGGCACGACAAGCAGCACTGCTATTAGGTGGTACCCCGGTAGGTGCGTTTACTTTGTATGTACCGCCGGTCGATAAGATTTACATCATCAAGAACAGCACAGGTCAGACTGCAACGATCTCTGTTTCTACGCTGGCAAATGGTACGACTCCAACAGGTGGCACGACAGTCACAATCCCTAACGGGTACACATCGTTCTTGTACAGCGATGGCAACAATATTGCTGACGGCGTAAATCGTATCAACAACAGCTTGTCTGTTACCGGCAACGGTGAGTTTGGTGGTACAGGCAGTTTGAAGGTACCAACAGGCAATACGGTGCAACGTGCGGGTACGGGCATTCGCTACAACACCACGTTTGGTCAGTACGAAGGCTACGACATTAATACGAGCCAGTGGAGTTCGATTGGTGGTGGTGCAACCGGTTCAGCGGGCAACCAAGTCTTTTACGAGAACGACCAAGTAATTACTGCTAGTTACACCATACCGGCTGACAAGAACGCAAGCACCACAGGCCCAATTACTATTGAGTCGATTGAAGTAACGGGTACGATTAATGACGGCGGTGTATTGGCGGGTACTACGTTGACCGTGCTGTCTGTAACTTCCGGCGTGTTGTATGTCGGCGCGGTTATAGACGGTGTAGGTGTAACTGCTGGTACAACCATTACAGCATTTGGCACAGGCACGGGTGGTGCAGGTACTTATACGGTTAGTGTTTCTCAGTTAGTAGCATCAGCTACGATTACGTCAGCGGTTTCTGTCACAGTTTCTTCCGGCGCACGCTGGGTTGTTCTCTAAGAGGTTTATATGGCAACGACAATTACAGCAGGAAACGCTACTAACGGCGCTGCTATTTCTTCGGACGGCACCGGCACACTCGACATAAAAACGGGTACCGGCGCGGGTACAACGGCGATTAGTATTAATGCTTCTCAAGCTGTGACGATGCCGGGCAATCTTGTTGTGACGGGCACGATTACAGCAGGTGCAGGCACACCTTATGTTCTTAATGCATACACTTCGCCAGCTACATGGACTAAACCTGTTGGTTTAAAAGCGCTAAAGGTAACAGTAGTTGGCGCGGGGGGCAACGGTGGTAATGGCGCGGCGCCAGCAACGGCGGGAGCTGGCGGTGGCGGTGGCGGTGCGGCTATTGACTACATCTTAGCCCCTTCTCTACCCGGCCCGGTTGCAGTGACTGCTGGCCCCGGTACAAATAGTTTTGGTGCGGTTTGTTCAGCTACTGCTGGCAGTAACGCAGGGGTTTTTGTTGGCGCCCAAGGCGGTGGCGGTTCTGGCGGTAACGTAAACATAAACGGCGCTTATGGAGCTAGTGCTGCTGCTGGTGGCGGCACTGGTGGTTCTGGTGGCCCTTCAATTTTGGGTGGGGGTGGTAGAGGCGCGTATTCAAACAACCCATCCATTGTTGGTCAAAACTACGGTGGCGGCGGCGGCGGTGGCAGTAATCACCCAGCAGCTGTTTCTGGGAGTGCAGGCGCACCCGGCATTGTTATCGTCGAAGAATTCTATTAATCGGAGGCTCAAGTGACAGCTGGCATAAAAGCAAATTCTGACGGCTCCGGCGCTATACAAGTCGGCGGGACGGATTACATTACGATTAGCTCTGCTGGTGCAGTTGCTATACCTGTTTCATTGACTGTGGGTGGTGTACCTGCTGGCGGTAACTACATTCTTCAACGCTACACTTCGCCAACTACATGGAATGCAACAGCAGCAAAAGCTGCGGGGTTGAAGG